AAGGTCTTTCCGAACTGCCTGCCTATATTGATAACATAATACTTTTCATTGCTATGATTTATAGCATTATGTATTATCTTCTGATTCCGATGTGGTGTGTATAATACTGCTTTCGCCAAAGTCCGCTGTAAATTTCATGTTTCCTGTTACCTTCACTTCTTGTTGCTCAATGTAGCCACGTTTCTTGCCTTTACACTTTAAATAGAACATTGTGCTTAATGGATTGCCTTTAGCTATCTGTTTATGCAGTTGGCTCTCTGCAAAGTCCAAAGCTACATTCTCAAGTTCCTTTACTGCCTTTTTATACTCTTTGTCTTTTTGATACCATTCATAATGAGTAGAACGTGCAATGCCAACAGACTTACAAGCTGTCGTTATAACTCCTAAATGTTTTTCAAGAGCATCTAACATTGCCTTTTTTAATATGTCCGAATTTGTTGTCATTTTTTTCTATTTGAGCGCAGAGGTGGAATCGAACCCCTCTTTTTGACTGGATGTCAATTGTGCAACCATTACACTTCCTGCGCTTGTTGTCTTTCCTGCAAAGATACTTTTTTTCCTTTATACATTCCAGCTCCTACTTCATCTATTTTGCTAAATGGTAATATCGGAACGGTTATTTTACAGGTTTTATCAATTAGGTAAATGTATCTAAGTTGAAAGCCTTTAATTTTTTTCCATCCATTATGTTCGGTATCTAAATATTTTTTCCAATTACCATATTTATTCATTAATGTTTTACTTGACTTTATTGTCATTGAATGAATTTTACTTCCATTAGGTAATAAAAATAAATCACTATTTTCTTTTATTAAAGTTAAATTAAATCCACTTGCTCTATAAATAGTTCCGTCCCCACAATCGCATCCATCTGAATAAGATAAAATCCATTTTATTTGAGGTGCGTTTTTTTTAATCAATTTAAAGGTAATTGCAATGCATCTACTTTCTGAATACTTTGGTAAATATTCGTCAAATGCCATTCTATTTAATTCTAAATAATCATTCCAATTAGTGTCTTTTACTAAGCCTATTGTTTTACTTTTATCTAAAGAACTTCCATAACTTAAAACTCCGTGTAATTTATTATCTAAAAAGCAACCAAAGTGTAAACTACTATTTGGCACTACCTTACCGCTATAATGATGTTTTTTTACAAACTCATTTGCAATCTTACTTGGTATTACTTTAACAATTATTTCTTTTGCTCTGCCCATTGCATTATAATTAAATATAAAGCATTACCATTACTATTTTCATTACCCATCGTTTCGGCATATTTATATTCTTCGGTTTCTTTAATATCCTGAATAGCGTTTTTAATTTGCTCAGCTTGTTTATCTGCCAGTGTAAAAGTCATTTGTTGAAATGGTGCTTTGTCCCCATCAGGTAAACTAAAATCAGTTCCTAATTTATCAGCGTTTAAATCAAATCCTGGTAAATCTAATCCCCATTCTTCTAAACTTTCCGCTTCCCATTCATTTGCTAAAACATCCCAATCCCACTCACCGAAGCCAACATTATCTTTTATGATAAATTCATTTTGTTTTTCAATGCTCCAATCAACTATCTGAACAGGTGCTTTTTTCCATCCAGCTTCCTGCATTGCTCTTAATCGCATATTGCCACCCAATACTATCATTTCAGTATTAACTACAATAGGGCGAACATTAGCCATTTCAGGAAAGTCCTTTAGAGATTGAACTAACTTTTTAAATTTGTCATCCTTAAGAACTCGTGGATTGTTTGGATTCGGTTTTATTTCCTTAATGTTTATTTCTTTTATCATTGATTCAAAAGTAAAGATAATATAATAAATAAGCAAAAAGTTATAAATTGAATATCAGTTTTTTTTATTTTCATTTCTTTTAGCTTCAATTAGTTTCATGTATAGTTTCCAGTCAAAAGTTCCACGAACTTGATTAACCTGTGTTTTTTTTACCCACCATTCAGCTTGGCTAATTAGTGATGTCATGTTGTTTTGTGTTTTCATATTTGTTTTATTTTATGCTGTTATTGAATATCCTTTTGTTTTTTTATTCATTTTATAAGGTTTCATTTCTAAATTAATTTCTTTAACATATTCTCTTAATTCCTCAATAGTATTAAATAAAAATATATCTGCTATTTTTTCTTGTCCTTTTGAGTTACATTCCCAAATTTTTAATTTATAAGTATTATTGTTTTGTGTTTTCATATTTGTTATTAATAATTTTAATAATTTGATATTCTAATTGTTTTGATGTTAACTAAGTCGCTATAAATATTCGCTAAGATGTAAGTTATGTAAGGCGGATAATGTCGAGTTAAATATAGGTATTCCCAACCTTACCTGTGCGGTGTGCGCCAAACCTGCCACACATTCAAGTCCGCCAATCCATAACATCATTTTAAAGGTTTTAAGTTATCGTATGTTAAAAAGGTTCATCATTTGTTTTATCATTTAAAAAATAGTTATTTGTTTCTTTTATTTCAACTTGTCTTGTAGATAATTGTTTCCATTTTACTATTGGGTCATTTCCATAAATATCTGTAAATCCACAATTATTAATTTTCATTTTTAAAATAAATGGCATATCTAATGGAGTATAACCTCCTCCAGTTTCAATTTCTTTAATTTTTCTTACATGTAGTTGAGTACACATCCAGTTTTCAGGGTCTTGTGTTTCTCTATGTATAGTTACAAAGTCATCAGCTTTATTTGCAAATTTTCCTCCACCTTCTGTATCTGCTTTCATAGGTGCAGTTTTTAATCTCATTGCTCCTGTTATTACATGGCAGTTTAAATATACACAAATATCTCTTTTTTTGGCAAACATTTGCATTTCACTTGCAGCTTCGTAATGATATTCATGTGTACTTAATTTACTATTATCTGATAAATCTATTTTTAAAGCATTGTAAGGGTCTAATAATAAACCATCGTATTTATCTTTTAAGAGTAATTTTTCAGTAATTGTAAGTATATCTTTATAATTATACATCTGTTCATTATTAATTATAGTAAATTTTGATTTTATAAAATTATAAGCATTTTCATATTGCATTTCTTTTAACAAATGTATTTTTTCACCACAATAAAATTCAATTAACCTTTTAATTACTGAGCCGTTTCTATTTTCTGCTGAATATATTATCCATTTCCAACCATGATAAAGAGAACTTAATAAACAAAAATACCAAAGAGTAGTTGACTTACCTACATTATCAAAACCATTATATACGTTAAAATTACCTCTTTTAAATAAAAAATAATTATCTAATGTATCTAAACCAGTTGATAATCCTTTTTTGAATGTTCCTTGTCTCCATTCAATTAAATAATTATTAATATCATTTTCATCTGCTAAAAATGAAAAATCATTATCATTTAAATTAATTGTTGATTTAACTTTTGTTTGTTTTATAGGTTCTTCTATTATTGGTTCGGTTTTACCGTAATTAATCCCATCTAAAATAGTTTGCCTTGCTGTATCAAAATTATCAACTCCTTTATCATTTATTTCTTTTTCAAGTAATCTTATAGCTTCATTTTCTTCTACATAACCAGTTGCAATATAACCACCCATTAATTTAGATGCCTTCAAAAGAGTAGCGTGTTTACCTCCATCAATTGAATTTCTAATCATTTCTAATGAAATATTTACCTTTGAATAATCTGTTTTTGTAGCTTTTTTTATTTTAACATCTTTTGTTTTTATGTTTTCTACTTCTACAAAATCTGTAAATTCAACTGCATTTTCATTTATCCATAAATTAGCATCTACAGATTCAAAACAAATACGACTTTCATTTATTGATGTACTATCCAATTCAGGAAATACTTTTAATATGCCCCTATAGTAACCTCTATGTTTTTCGATTATAGAAGGTATTTTTACTATTGCCTTAACTCCATTACCACTTGGAGAAATAAATGCGCTATAAATGAAATTAAAGCGTTTTAAAGATATTTTAAATTCCTCTGCATTATCTAATTTATCAAAATCCAAAATAATGTAACCTGAATGTTCAGTTAAATCTTTATCAGAACGTGTTAAAAATTTTCCTGAAAAACAAATACAAGGCAATTTCTTTTTTAAAATAGCTTTTCTTTTTTCATCCTTTTCATTTCTTAATTCATCTATTTTATTTTGTATTTTACACTCTTTAATTCTTTGCAAAACTTTTTCAATAGGCAAATAGTAAGGGTTTTTTGTTTCATTAAAATCTTTAAATATTGTTATCATAGGAATAATTTTTTTTCAAGTTTAATATAATTTACTTCTATGATACCAGTTTCTTGTTCTGTTTTTTTGCCATTAATCCATAAACTATCTGATTTCCAAATAGTAGAATTACTAACAGAAAAATAATAACCATTTCGTGATTTTCTTACTTCACCAACTCCAAATACTCCTAAAAAACCATTGAAAGAATGATGACTAAAATTTTCATCATGCCTATCTTTATGAAATTTTTTACCTTCTATTTCTACTGTTAAATCATTTAATATAAAATAATGATAAGATAAAGCTGGGCAAATAAAAATAGGGACTTTTTTAAATATACCTTTTTCAATTTCAAATTCATATTTAGTATAACGAATAGCTTGTTTTACATATTCGCCTATTTCTTCACCTCTTTTACTATTTGGCTGTTTACATTCAACTCCAAAATAATATTTGTCTTTGTAATTTAGTAAAATATCTATTCTACCATTTTTGCATTTGCTCCAAACTTCTAAGTTAACTTTAAAATGTTTACTGAAAGTGTAAGCAACTACATCTACAAATTCTTGCTCTGTTTTAAATTTATTTTTCTCCATACCTTCTCATTTCCTCCATTTGTTCTGCTACTGATTTTATTTTTTTGGCTTCAGGTTTTATTTTATTTTCTTCAGTAAACCAAACTGATTGTGCTTTTTGTTTCCAGTTTATTACTTTTTTTCCATTGCTATCTTTCCATTCTGATACTGAATAAAAATCAAAAAACTTTTTTGCTGAAATTTCTGTATATCCTTTTTCTTTAAAATAATCTATAATTTCATTTACATTTACATTTTCCATATGAGAGGTCATATGACCTTTCTTATGACCTACTTTTTTTGTTGTTTTTTCTGTATATTGATTTTTACCTTTTATGTTGTTTCTTCTCGATTCAGTAAAGGCTTTACGCTTTTTTTTCTCCTCTTCTAACCGAATATTATACCATAATCCATTTTCGTCTTGAATAAATTTATGTTGTATTGATGACCAAAGTTGACCAACCATACGACCTATCATATGAGAGGTCATATGACCTTGATTAAATTGTGTCATTAATAATTCAAAATATGCACCTTTTTCTTCAAAGGTCATACCTAATGTACCACTTATCCAATCTGATGGATAAAAAAGAAAAGCTGGGTCTTTAGCCATTTTTGTTTTCTATTAAGTTTATAAAATCTTTTAATTCATTCATAAATTCTTTTGCTTGTTCTAACTGTAAAATAATATGTGTTCTTTCACCAGTTCTATGTTGAGCTAGAAAAACAATCTCATGATAAATATTATCGTAAATAGATATTTCATTACCATTTAATGAATCATATTTTTTCATTTTTTATTAAATTAAAAATCCCCTAAATGTTCGGTTGGTTTACGAAACCATGCAGGAAGTACTCTGCATCCGAACACTTAGAGGACTAAATGTTTTATTGTACTTCTATTTCTTGAAATCGGTTCGTTACTCCGATGCTGCAAATATACAAAAAGTTTTTTAATTATTCCAATCCTTTATAAAATTCTTCACGCATATTTGAATTAATAGTGTGATAAATATCTCCTATTTTATCTAAGTAATTAACATCTGTTATATTCCTTTTTTCCAGTTCTTCTAAGATTTTAAAACCTTGCTTTTGCCAAAGGTTAAAGTCAGCTCTTAGCTTGAAGTTATATTTGTTAGTACATTGAGTTGTTTGTTCAACTGTTGCTTTGAATAGCCCTATCATTAAGTGGCTTTCAAATTCCATTATTTGTTCTTGCTTTGTCATGTTCTTTGATTTTTAGTTTATAAACTTTGATTAATTCTTTGATTTCATCTAAGGTTAGTTTGAGGTCATCGTTTCTTTTATTCATTAAAACAACGTAGTTAAATGCGCTTATTCTGTGCTGTATTCTTTCGTTATATTCTAAGTGGTTACCATGTAAATGTTGGTTACAGTGTACGCACTGCCCGTGTACGTTATCT